TAGCGCCGCCGCATCCGGCCGATCGCGGTTGCACCCGCCCCGCCGATTGTGATAAAATTCGCGACGCGTTCGGCACAAGGCCCTGTAGCTCAACGGCAGAGCAGTTGACTCTTAATCAATTGGTTGAACGTTCAAATCGTTCCAGGGTCATAGCAGTAAATAGAGGAAACCAGAGTGTAGAGGCTCTGGTTTTTCCGTTTTAGAGTCATTCTGTCTTTTAAAAAATCATTGTTTGTTTGCTTATCGTTTGCGTTTAAGGGTGGTCTTAAATGAAACAGTGCAACCACTGCAAAGAAATTAAATCAGATGAGGAGTTTGCTTGGCGTTATAAACGACTAGGGATTCGCTCCCCCACTTGCCGATCTTGCAAGGCTGGATTCGACCAAAGGTACTATCAAGGTCGGTCCGAGGAACATAGCAAAAAGGTCTGGGAACAAAAGAAATCAAGACGTGAAGTGGCAAGGGAATTTGTCTGGAGTTACCTAGCAAAACATCCTTGTATTGAATGTGGTGAAGCTGATCCGATTTTACTTGAGTTTGACCACATCAAAGGAAAGAAGAAATACAATGTCTCTCAAATGGTTGGGCAAGGGTTTTCGTTGAAGGCGATACAAGCAGAGATTGATAAGTGTCAGGTTTTGTGTGTAGCTTGTCACAGGAGAAAGACCTATGAGGACAACAACTGGTTTAGGGGTTAGACAGCTCCTTTACTGATTCTTCGTATTCGGATTTACCGATCATTTTTCTTACATTCCCCTCGATTCTAAAATACTCTCTGCGCTTAATCTTGATATGCGAAATGTGCGGGATAGAGATTGCGAAGTCGTCAAAGAAGACCAGTCCTCGATTACCTGCTGTGCTTGCTTCGCGAAGTATCGCTACCTGTTTAGGTGTAAGCGAAAACTTCTCGTTTCCCACACTTACTTCCCATTCTTCATCTGACCCCACGCGCGTCGATTGCTCGTTTTGAGTTGGCATATGAACCCTCCTTTCTAAGCTTGATAGCGTCAGTCTTCACCCAGTTTCTAAGAGTCGCTAGCCAGTTAAGCTTTCGGTTGCGTTGGGGATTCTCCTCGTGCCAATTCACCATGTCATCATACTTACTACGAACAAACGCCACTGGAACGTCGTAGTTGGTTGCTATGCGAGAGAAGTCTTTTTCGTCCAGACTTTTAATTGAAGCGTATCCCTTAGAGAGTGTATTAGTCTTCTTAAGTGTATTAGTCTTCTTAGTGTGCAGCTCCTGCACATGGATGGTGTCGTCATTTGCACATGGATAGTCACCATGTGCATCTCTTGCACTTGGGTAATCTTTCCATACTGTTTTGTCCAATAAGGTATATATATTCCGCAACCATTCGCCTTTGGAATTTCGCTCTCTCTCGACCAGTATGATATTCCAGTCTTCGAGAACCTTGATCTTATCGATAACAGTTCTACGGCTCATTCCGGTTTCTTTGGCAATTAGGGTCTGGGCGGGGAACGCTGTTTGAGAGTTATCAGCATGACGGCATAGTGAAAGATACACGGCAGTTGCGTGAACTCCGAGTTTTCTGGCATAACCGTTGAGGTAGATATTGTCTACTATGAAGTAGCCTTTATTACGCTTGTCCCGCACTTTTGAGGGTCGTTGCATACTTCAAATTGACATATTAAATGCGGTTTGTCAACAACTAATTTAATCCCGCTTCGGAGGGGACCACGGGCAGATGTGGCCTAGGGTCTGTTACACCTTATGGATTCGCAGACCACCCTTCCGAGCCGATATTAAAAACTCAAGTGGTGTGTACCACCCCGCCTGATGGGGTTTCCCTGTTCCAAGTCACCCGCCGATGAGACTCGTTGCAAAAGCCTTCAGGACTCTGTCGCTTGGACGACCATTAGGGGTTTTGTGCCATCTAGGTACACACCCTTCAATTTTCAAACATTCTAAGCTCTTAATGTACTACCCTAGTACTCCCCATCATTCGGAGCGTTTTGATGCCCTTTTAGAGCACATACCATACAAATTACCCCATCAGGCTCACGAGCATACTCTTTCCGCCCCTCCATCTTTTAGGGTTGTAATCTTCAAAGTATCTGAAACATCTCTTAACTTCTGTCTCGGTGAAGTGTATCTTCTCGCTTTTGAAGAAGTCTACTACTTGGGAAAGAATCACATAATCACCCAGTGAGCCGAACGTGGGCATGACACGAACATGCTTGTAAGCCCCATAGAGAGTTAGCTTATCGCCACGTCTCTTGTTGATCCCGTTTCGGCTGTGTAACGTTTTCTGAATCCAATCAGCATCAACGTAATCGAATTTGGGATCAGGTATTGATAGTTTCTTCATGCCATTAAAAAAGAGCAACCGCTGTCCAAACCAGTTGCTCTTTGTAATATTCTACCAGTAAGGACAGGCAATATGTCAAGTTAGCATTTTCAAAATCACCCTGTCAAGTACCAATTATTGCTCGCTCCCAGACATCGGGATCGTACAGATTTCGCTCAACTAACTCGCCTTCCATTTCAACGTATGCGGGGGAGTCATAATAGTACTTCGGCGATATTCGCTCCTGTGCTCTCTCAACTAACTTTGTCAGATACACCCCTGCCATGATCTGACGTTCCTTTGGCGAGCTATCAAATTGCCAACTCTCAATCGGAAACGGTGGCATTTCTTCAATGGTGATATCACGATCCAGCATGAAGAATCTGCCCTCTCTCTCCTCAGCACAAACATTAACACAAGCCCCTGTACCTGCGTTTATGCACATATCCCGACACCAAGTAGGTGGTTGATAGGTTTTTAGTGTTTCCATAGGTTAGGGTTTCACTGTCCTTCGAGTTGGCGGGTTCTTTAAATCACGGGCATTAATGACCCTCAGTGCTTCCTTGACATGAACCGCACGACCATTCTTTAAAAGCTGTTCCTTTAGCTCGACCAACTGGAATACATCGAGATCAGCCCGATTCACAAACTGCGTTTCATCGACGTAGGCTATGAAGCCTTCCTTGTCCTGTTCGTTTAGGTAGCGTCTCATTAACATTCGTCGCTTACCTAAGTTCTGAATCCAGTTTGCACGCAAGAGCGACTGTCCTTGATCTGGTTCGGCCGTTGGATTAGCTCCCTCTCTTGGGGCATCAAACTTTACAGTTTGGTCGATGTACTTAAATAGTTGCCTTGCAAGCATCAGAGCATCGTCAAGGTTGTCCATTTGAAAGGTGACGAGATTCCCAAGATTCCAATACTGTTTGATTAGCGTGTCCTCCAGTTGCCAGAATGCCTGAATGATCACAACAGGCATCAATTTCCTTGAGCGGAAATAGGTTGACACTTGACCGAGGGCTTTCGCCATTCCCTTAATCTCAAAGAGTTTGTACACCTCATCGATGATAAGGAGCACTGGTTTGTCATTCGGATTGTGTGGGATTCTTTGATTGACCACTGCCCGAAGGGAAGCAAACTCATCCCAAAACACCCATGCCTGAGCCGTCTCTTGGTTGCCCAGCTTCTCCCCACTTACAAGGTAAATTAGTCCCTTGTCGATGATCTCGCGGTAGGTGATGCCAGGTCGAGCGTGACCGTATCTTGCCCTCAATGGTTCGGTTTCAATCACCTGTAGTGCAGTTACTAATGACCCCATCCTTGCCTCTCGACTCGCTTGGTTATGAGGCCGTAGCACTTCAATCTCCAAATACCACTTGGCACTAGGGGCTTTCTCCCCAAACTTGTCTACGACTCGCTCTAGTAGTCCACCTTCCCCAACATCTACAAGTAGCCTCTTGGCTTCGGTTAGTTGCCATGTCTCGCCTACGTCATCGACTATCTCGCTTATGAGACGAAACAACTCTGGTGAAGTGGCTTTTATTGCAGTTGCCATTGTTGGGTTTCGTTCCATCTTGTCGGCGTTTAATTCTTCCAAGATCCCCTTAGCCTTCTGCACCAGCTCCTCTTTAGGCAGTCCGTAGTCAGCATGAAACAGGGGTTTTGGAACAACCCAATTTGGATGTCCCGGCATGTCAAGAACTACCCTACGGCGTATCGCTTCCCGATCCTCTGGTGGCAGTCCTTCCATAATAAGTAGGAACTCGTTTGTAAGAGCACCTGAAGCGTCGTAGACAACTGCCGGCCGCAGTGGATACTCCCTAACATACTTCATGAGCATGTTGGCGGTTGTGATGGTTTTACCTGTACCAGGATTCCCTGAAATTCCTAAGCCCCGTGTCAAAGAGTCGTAGAACATATCCTCGCTAGAGGTTTCTTTGACATCGGGAAAATCGGGATGATTAGGACCTTTCCTGCCGAATAGAAACGTCAATGTTTTCCAGTCAAGCATACTTTTTCTCCTCTCCATGTGTAAATGGCACTACTTAATTGCTCGCCCAACGGGACGCTATAGAAAAGCCTCTCGGTCGTGAAATAGAAGTTGTTTAGATCAAACCTGCTCGCCAGTCTATCCACTGCATCATCCGATCCATCGATCACTACAATCACATACGGCTCTGCCTTCCATTCCTTTCTAAACCGATCGAGGTTCTCCCTGTACATCTGAAGTTTTTTATCGATGAGCTTTGCGCGTCTGAAGTTGTCGGCCGTTGAATACTCAAACAGTAGAATCACCCCATCACCGCCGTTGTAATGCACACCAAACTCTGGAACTGGCTTATACTTCGCTGCTCGGAAATACCGCTCGCTTACATATTCGCCGACTTTTGATCTATGAAATCTTCCCAGTGCTTCACTGCATTTCAAGCCGTGTAGGATGGTGTGATCACTTATCCCTCTTGTACCTTTTAGTGAATATGCGAGTGCGTGTCCTACCTGCTGTGTCTTGAGCTTCCTATTTCGCACCAGATAGGGCAGATTACGCTCCATAGCTACCCACCTACCTTTAGCACTCATCACCCGCATAAAATCCCTCGCGTAAGCCCAATGAAACAAATACGCCCAATTTAAAATCTGTTCCCTAACAACTGTATAGTTTTCCATTTAGAGTAAAGATAGGTGGAGAACCGATTTCACCATCTTCGATTCTCCATCATAACATTTCAGATCAACAGGAAGTTGAGGAGCCAGCGCCACAGGAACACCGTCAGATGAGCTAGGATGATCCAGCCCATGAAGACCGAGAGCCATGCTAGGAATGCGTAGATTGAAAGTAGCTCTGGTTCGTAGGCTGACAGTCCATCCCGTTCGGTAATGGTTCGTTTGGTCCACTCTAGTGCCATCTTCTCGCATTCCTCGTTGACCCCTTTAGTAAAGAATCTCAGACACATTCCGCTACTGACAAACATCGCCCAAATCATCATGGCGATATATGGCGATGCCATCCGAAAGATTGTGATAAACCGACTAAGCCACGCTCTCATATTGCCTCCTATAGCCACTCACATATTGATACCCAACTGTCATCAGCGAGGATGACAATGAGCTTTGGATCTCCGCTCAAGACTGCCACTGTCAATGCCCCTGCCACGACTGCTAAGCCTTGCAGTACCCCGATAGTTGCTCTGCCAACAACCTCTGCGACATGTCGCCAGTCGATCTCGTTACTCTTGATCTCCTCAGCGATCACTATCTGCTTTATTGCAAAGTGTGATCCGACCAGTGCTAGTCGCCTATGGGCTTCTTTGGGCATTTTGAACGTGTCGGGCATTTCACCCACATCCCGATAAACAAATGTCTCATCGGCAAATGCCTCTGTGACCACCCCCCGATACATGGGGATTTTCTTGAAAGTACACCCCACCGATTCGCCAAACTCAATCAGCTCATCGTCATAGTGGCGTGCCGTTTCCATCAATACAACTTCTTCTAACCAGTTCATTTGCGTTCTCCTTGACTAAGTTTTAAAATGTGCTACTTCCTACAGCCGGAACAGTAGCACTGTAATCGGATTTACGTGTTTACAGATCGTGTAAGGTTTTTCCTTCAGGAGGGTCTGTTGAGCGCCGAAGAAATTAAATCCCGCTTAAATTTCCTAACGCCCGATCAGTTAGAGGTACTTCGTGCGTGTTGCGAACACCCCAAACACTCAGACAAGGCACTGTCTAACGACACGAAAGGCGGTCTTGGATACCTTACGTGGAGTTCTGGACAGGTAAGGAACTTGAGGCGTGAGGGTTTATCGACCTTAATGCCATTTACTCTGTCTGATGTCTGTCCCTACATTCTCGGTACAGCCGTAGACGAACCACAACAAGAACCCGAACCACCACCAGAGCGAATACAGCCGACACCAATAGTTATCGAGCGAGTTGATCCTGAGATTGAGATCGAACAACTGAAAGAGGATGAAAAACACATTACGCCCCCACCCGACAGACCTAATCGGGTTCTGCCTGCGTTATTGGGCTTAGTGCTACTACTTGGATTTGTCGGCTGGGCAATAAACACTCTTGGGGATAGACCACCGACCGAAATAGTTGAGGTAACTAGGATTTCCGAAGTAACGAGAGTAGTCGATAACGTTATCGTGCAAACGGTTGCTCCAGAAATTATCGAGCAAACAAGAATAGTTGAAGTTGTTGAGGAAGTGCCGATTCTACAGACCGTCATTGCGGTTCAAACAGTCGTGCAAGAAGTACCTGTTACTGTTGAAGTAACACCTATTCCAACTCCTGAACCCACTCCGATTGATCGCAGTGTCTATGAGGAGAATTTCGATGATGGTGAGATTGACGAGGCATTTGAGGTTTCGGGTAATCCGACTATCGTTGGTGGCGTACTAAACCCAACTAATAACGGTAGCATGACCTTGAATATTGGTGATGAAACTTGGCAAAACTACTCCATTGAATATGACTTTGGATCAAGGTGTGCTGGCAATCACCGAGATCAATTCTTGAAAGTGAGAGTGAAGGATAGCCAAAATTATCTCGTCTACATTTACACTTGTGCGGGTGGAGAATGGTATGCGGTTGTAAATGGTCAAGAGTTCGAAATCCCGGACACAACTGTTAGGGCTGATGGTCATGCAACAGTTGAAGTGATCGGCAACCAAATCCGACAAACGGGAACGAACGGCGATGTAATTGAGTTTGTGAATACAACTTCCGATTTGGGACCAATATCGTTGTCAATAAGTAACGGCAATTTAGACAACCTCGTCATCACTCGCCTTGACTAGGATCAATATATTCCTCTCCCATTTATCACGCACCCTCTTGTAATCATCTAGTGTTACCTCCTTACCTTTGGCTTGGCGTTTAGCAAGGTAGAGCCTGTCGGGAGTTGAGCGATCTTTGAGCTGATGGCAGGGTTCGCTCAGAAGCATGATATTTTCACGTCTATCTCGTTGCCTCCGACTTAACCCCCACACTTTCCCTATCGACTGAGGCGTTACGTGGTCTCGTGTCAGTCTCACCTTACAACCATCGCAAGAGGGTCTTTGGCATGGCACACACGGACAATCCTCACTATGTATGATTGCCTCACACCCTCTCTCCTTCATCAAAGTAACTACTGAGGATGTCCCTTGCAACCTCAATGCTTTTAAAGTGTTCCATCTTCCTCTCGTTGGGATAGAGCATTAGGGCGTGTCCAGGTCTACCTGAGCTTCCGCCAATTCCACGTTTCCTTGCCCAAGGATCTACCTCTTTGTACGTTCCCCCAATCACTCCGATTCGGTCTTTACCGCCTTTTTCAAAGTGCAGTCCTTCACTGACATGGGTGTGTCCTAGAAATACAATATCTGCTTCTGGATACTCGAAGTCTAAAAACCGCTTACATGCATTGGTGGGATTGAGCTTTGAAGATCCCCAATACATATGCGTCATAGCAAGATCGTAAGTTACATCCATTTTGATATGTAGTAAGCCTCCAGTGGTAAAGATAGGAGCTCGCAGTTGACCCAAAAATGAGTCGTACCAGTCTTGACCGGCTCGTCCTCCAAAGTCGTTGTGATTACCAAATCCCATTGCACCGATCTTTCCTTTTTCATCGAGGGGCTTGACCTTTTCAAACCATGCCCTTGATACCTGCTGGGGTGGCACAGGATTTTCCATCATGGCAGAAGCCCATTTACCTGTGGCGTTGAAGTTGTCTGTGTCGTCGCCGTTTATCACCACGTAGGTATTGGGGGTGTTTGCCACAAGATCGAAGTGCTTATTTATCATCTCGACATTTGAGAATATCGATCCGTAGTGGGGATCAGTCATCAGGAGTATGAGAATGGGCTTGTCTGGAAAGTCTAGCTGGGGGGTAAAGGTGGCTTCGGATTGCCCTATGTCGAAGTCTTTGAGGAAATCTTGTGTTGTGGTTAGTATCTCGTCTACTTGGCTATCTGACCAAGGTCTTAGTTTCTTGTCTGGGTAGACATCAACCATCTAATTAAGTGTCGTTTTGTCCATGTATTTGACCAAAATGTTATAATTAACTTGCATGCAAAGGGGAGACTTTAGCTAGACCTATTGATCTCCCCACTTTTTTTAGAACCTCGTTTCCAAGATTTGTTACCTAATTGAAATTGACCCCTGCCTCCATTGTCTTTTGCGTGTTTACTGCCATGACATATTAAACAAATAGTTTGTAGGTTTTCCATTGTGTTCTCTTCTCTATTACGATTCAAATGGTCGACATTTATGTCTGCACCCCATCTATCCAAGTGTTCCTTACGAGTCATCCCGCATTGCCTGCATTTTTCACCATCTCGTTTGATTACCTTCTCTCTAAGTCCGTCATATTCTCGCCTGTCATAACTTTTCTTTAGATTTCGAATCAACTTAGTTCTGTGCCTGTGCCAATACTCTCGATGCAGTCTTTTCTTTTCTTCGGGATTATTTCTTTGCCACTTTCTTGCACGCTCTATATTACATTTCTTGCATTCAGGAAATGCTCCATCTTTGGTTTTCTTGTGTCGATAGAATTGATCTAACGACTTCACTTTTCGACAATTCTTGCATCGTTTCACAAGTCCATATTATGTCAAGCTTAGAACCTAGTCAACTATTAAAATCGAACCAAACCCTTTACTAATTTCGATTCTTCTGTTTTTGTCGATTGTTCCATGCCAGTTTCGTGCAGGTATTTGTCTACAAATCTTAGTCCTGCGACTACTCCAACTACAGCTACAACTTTAAGATCTAGGGTATTAGTTTCAAGGCTAGTTATTAGAATCGGAATGACCGCCAAAACGACCACTCTGAAAAATTCTTTAACTGCTTCAATAAGTGCTTTCTTATTCATCCTGATCACCCCCGTCTCCTTTTTCACGAATATCTTTTAGTGTCGGTTGATATCCCTCAAGGAGATTAGGGAAGTTGTTGCCATCTGGAACGACCCTCATTGATAGGGTGTCTAACACCTCTTTCGGATTAGCCTTACGTCTGCCGAATACGTCAGCCTTTTCCCTAGTAGGGTATGTCTTTAGAAGCCTTTTTTGTAGTTCATTCATTTCTCCATGATTACAGCGAGATTTCCCAACTTAAATACTTTCTCGTAGTCTTTGCCGTCTAGCTTGTAGACCACCTTTGGCTCAACCGCTTTCTCAAGCTCTGTAACGCGTTCCTGAAGCCCCCTGACCTTTCCCATTACTTCTTCCGTGTCTGCGGAAACTGGAAGCCCTAGCGTGTTTTTAAGATCGTTGTAGTTTTCCTTATACTGATCAGCGATTACTTGCCAGTTGATATCGTCTGGTTTAACTCCCCATTCGTTCAACCAGTAACTGCGGGCGTTACTATCACCACCTAGTATCTCTCGAAGTATCTCAACTAGATTTTTGTTTTGTTGCAGTCGGAAGTTTATCTCATCATCAGAGGGAGGATTGTCAGGACGTGTACCTAAGTAAGCGTCGATTATTTGTTGTTTTTTTTCCATAGATTCATTATTTCCACCGTTTCCTGCTTCCACCTGATCAGTGAACTCAACAGGGAAGTTGACATTATCTTTGTTACGATATTCGCTGTGGCAGTGTGCGCCCGTGGAGTTTCCTGTGTTTCCGATTTGTGCGACAACCTGTCCTGCCTGAACTTTCGTTCCCACTGGAAGAACCGATCCCGCTTGGAAGTGTGCTCCGAGTTGGTAGACAGTAGCTCCGTCAACTTCTGCTTTAATCTTGATATAGTTCCCATAATCTGCTGTTGTTAGTGTTCCGTTATTGATCCAATTCTTTGTCTCGCTATTCTTGGCTTGGGTAACAACTCCAGCAAAACTACTGTAATAGTTAGGGTCTGGTTTCGCACTATTGTCGTAACCCTTGTGCTTCACCGAATACCCCTGCGTCAGTCTGTTATCCTTACCTGTCGGTCTCCTGACCTTCATATAATTACTAATGCTAGCACTCCCTCTGCCTTAGCTGTCAATATCATCTTCCCTCCAATCCGATTAGTGCCAGTACTGCAAAAATCACTGCTCCTAAAATGATCCTAGTTACCCAGTCACGTAGGCTTGATAGATCGTTTACTTTTGATTCGAGGGCTTTTAATTCTTGTTTGGTTGAGTAGGTTTCATCAGCCTTCTTGATGAAGTCTTGAAGTGTAGTTTTGATTTCCTGCACATCTTGCTGTATGTAGTTGGTCTGCTGACTCATAAGACTAAGCTTGATTTCGTTCTTCTGTGATGTAGATTGTTTTGGCATGTCATTCGACTTTTTTCATAATAACATTTTTTAATTGCTAATTTTAGTCTTGGAATTCCAAGAGCCGGAACCGTCAATTTTCGATCGGGGATTCCAACCATCTGCTTCTGTTTTTGATCGTTGACTCCAACCACCTGAGGCAATTTTCGCGTGAGGAGTCCAGTTATCAGAAGCAGTTTTCGGTCGGGGAGTCCAGTTGTCAGACTCGTCTATCTTTGGTTGATTAACCCAAGCAGCAGGTATCTCTACGGTAAGGTCGGGTTGTAATACACTCATCACCAAAGCATCAACCGTAGTTGAAACATTTCTGATCGCATCGACACTAGGGCTGGGCAGAGAGCTAGTCAGTACTTGTGCTGCTAGACTGATGATTACGCTTTCCTCTGCCGTGATCGTCGGTGTTGGTTGTACTGCGACAAGCGATTGGACGTCAGGGCTAATGGTCACATTTTGTGCTGTTGAAATCGTCGGTGAAGGCAAACTTATCGACAATGACTGAACATCTGGATTAGCTAGGGTTATCCCTCCAACCACTGGTTCACCCAACGACGCATTCATGGTTTGAACTGACGGACTTATCGAAATATTCTGCTCGGCTGTAATCGTGGGGCTCGGCTGAGTTGTGGTTAAAGCTTGAACACTTGGCGATATCGTCGTGTTTCGGACGGTTGATATAGTTGGGCTAGGCTGACTGAATACGGCCGACTGAACTCCTGCATCGTATGTTAGGTCTACATCTCCTCCAAAGGGAACGTCAGTGGAGTAGGTAGGACTGCCTGATGAGAAAGTTAGGTCATTGTTGTTACCGGTTTCATCGAGAAGATCGCCATTGAATCTCCAATGTCCTTGTAGGTTGTCGCCTGCTGGTGATTGAGTGTCGCTATTGTCAGAGATTTCAGTAGATGACCTGATGTCACTCCACACACGTAGCTCGTCGATCTTGCCGTCGAAATAGTCTATGCCGTCTCGTGCAGACCCCACTTCGAATCGAGCAGTACTGTTTTTGATATCCGATATGTTGGTGTTAACTATGACTGTTCCGTTCCCTTGACTTGCTTCATCAAGAAACAACTCAAACTCGGAAGCTGTTGCTTGGGATATATCGAATGTAACGGCGATGTGATACCAAACGCCCGTGGTCGGTGTCCAGGTCCATCGAACTACGTCCTGACTACCCGCACCATTGTAGACCTGAGCTTGCAGTTTTAAAGTCCCGGCGTCGTTATATAGACCTATTTGATAGGAGCGGTTACTGCTCGAGTTGGCATATTTGGTAACTAATGCTGCCATGACGTTACTCGTTGGCGCACTCTCGAAGTTAACATTGAACTCAATTGTGAAATCTCCCGATAGATCAAGTCCTGTCTGATTTGCGTCTGTGATATAAGCATACTCGGAGTTACTTGCCTCTAGATCAAGGGAATAAGTGTTCGCACCACTAGCTGAAATGACTGGCGTTGGCTGGGATGCAGTGATCGCTTGCACACTCGGGGACACGGTTATGTTTTGGACCGCAGTCACAGTGGGCGCCGCTTGACTTACTGTTAGGGCTTGGGCACTCGCAGTTTCAGAAACGTTTTGAGTAGTGCTTACGGTCAAAGATGGCTGGCTGAGGGTCAAGTCCTGCTCACTTGCGGAAATTGAAACACCTACTCCCTCGACGACCGTGGGCGAGGCTTGCGAGATGGCAAGAGTTTGCGCAGATGGACTGACAGTCACATTTTGTATTGCAGACACGTTAGGATCGATTTGAGAAGCAGTTAGTGCCTGTACAGCAGGTTCTATTAGGACATTCTCGGTCGTAGTCACTGTCGCAGATGGTAGCGATGCGGTAAGGTCCTGTGCACTTGGATTTATACTATCCCCAAGACCTTCGGTAACTATTGGCGATGATATTGATGAAGTTAGTGATTGGACTCCAGCGCTTACCAAAACATTCTGAACAGCCAATATTGTTGGGGTCGGTTGTGATGCAACTAGAGACAGTGCTGATGGTGTGATTGTGGCGTTTCGAATTGCACTGACAGTTGCCGAAGGTTGCGAACTAGAGAGCGATAGAGCTGAGGGTTCGGCGGTTACGTTTGTACCTCCTGCTGGTACGTACTCAACCAGAACCCAAGCCGTTGATATTCTGATCAATGTTGTTGCACTGCTGTTAGTCCTCACGCCAACCTGAAGTGAATCAAGGTCACTTGCGGTCAACGCTCCCGAATCTCCTGGATCAACATATGTTGTGTATTTATGAACTCTGGGCACAGGATCAGAATGTGTGCGCCAACCACTTATTGAGAAGTCAATAGAGCCAGACCAGTATTCGGTACCAGCATGCTTTATCCCTACATTCAGGTTTCTACCTCCCGACGAAGTGTTGTTATTACTTCCCGCATAAAGTCCCACAGCAACTACGTTTATAGTATCGCCTGATCCGATACCTCTAGCCGAGGAATCTTCAATGTTATAGAGATCTTTAGGTTGATTGGAGGTTGAATTATCCCGCACAAGACTTGTGGATGTGTCGGGGGATTGTTCATCCATTAAAGTGTAGTTGTTGGAGTCACCCGCCGATTGATCCACTTTATCCCAAGTGTTGCTATCACCCGCGCCATTCGTCAACAAGTGAACAACATGTCCTTCCCCTGGGTAGCTATTCTGGTATGAACCGCTGCCATTATTTACAGCGAGGTCATCAAAGTAAACCAAAGTGTCTCCGTCAGAAGAGCCTGTTGAGTTGTAACACCCCGTCGACTGAACCGTAACAGTCTTATTCGTAAACGTTAGCGAACTTGAAGCCGACTGCTCCACACCATCTAGCCTGACTTTAAATACTTCGCTTCCGTCGGCGGGGGATGTGTCGTACTCGACCTCGATGTAATGCCAAGCACCACTTGATAGTGTAAAAGTTGATAGTGCAGCACCAAAGTTGTTGTAGTATGGCGTAGCTGTAAGTGTCCCGCTTACGTTCTCAATTGATACTGAGATAACATTAGTCCCGCCGCTATACAAGTCCATGTAACAGGTCGTACCTGCTTTAAGTGTGTCGATATAGACATACCATCGCGCAAATACCTTTGTTTCACCTGTAGAAAACTGATGATCAAAGCCCTCTGCTGTGGTGGGCGATAAGCTGATAACCTGCCATGCAAATGACCCTGAGTGTTTAACTCCCGATGTTACAGATGCACCGTAGACCGTATCAACCTCAATCAGGGATACTACACTGTTTAACTCTGCTCCTGTTGTCCATAGTCGTGCCATATTCTAAATTTAACTAAAACAAAAAAGGACTTCAGGGCGCGGATGAATTATCCACACACCCAAAGCCCTTGAGACTTTATAGGAACTACAGCTATCCCAAATTGAGAATACCTTCTGCGTTCCAAGAAATTGTAAAATCACCGCTTGAACTTACTTTGTCTTCTCCAAAATCGAAGTAACAGATCAACTTACTTGTTGATGGTGTTCCTGTGTTCTTGTAGATGACTGCCCCTCGTGCAGTTATTGTTGAGGATGACCAGGTTAAATCGTCTGCATCAAACACGCCTTCATCATCTGTATTGTCTACCGATACTGTTTCGGTCGTTAAATCAGCACCACCGGCTGTGTAGCCTGTGCCGGAAACTTCATTTGTAACGTCGTCAAAATTGTCGTGGGAATCTACGTTTGGAGTATAGGATGATGTGACCAAAGCAACTTGGATATCATCTGTATCTAGGTCAATGGACCCATTCATGATGTCTCTTTTAAAACTGTTGTATATTGCGTTTGCTATGGTTTTTCACCCCCCTTAATTGGTTTGAGAATTTACTCTCAAAGTATCAACTTCTACTACTGTGTCTTTTGATTGAGAGGTTTTCTGTGCTTCTAATTTAGCTGCTTCAAGTCGTGCCGCTTTTCTAGCTTCTCGAAGTGCTTCCTGCTCCTCACGTCGGGAGTCATTGAAACACATCTTGTGAACGAGTTGTCCACCTTCAGTTTTTTCGTTGGCAATCCAGACATAAGTCCTGTCAGTGGTTTTACCCTTACATAGACTGCACACTGGTTGTTCGTTTAGTTTCACAAAGCCTCACCTCCGTTCATATTTATAGTTCTTTGTATCAGACACTGTAAGCTTATGTCAATGACCAGAGTCATCTCGCTTACACTGCCGATACTACTTTACTTCCTTCTGTAATTGGTCTCCAAAGGCACACATAGTAAATGTTGCCGGCTGTTATATTAGTTGTCCCCACAGTCTCGATTATGTCAGCACCATTTGTAATAAGTTTTGGTCCAGCCACATCAGCAAAGGCAGCAGCTCTAACATCGTCTACTGTTGAATCTACCCAGATATCACCTGCTGCGATGTCGGTAGCGTCTGCCACTTGGGCAAGTAATTCTGCTGTGTTGCCTAAAACTCCAACTTCGAGTGTTGCTGCTCCCACTAACGTAGTGGTACAGACACCATATAGTCTTACCAGCACATCACCCGTAATATTGAATAGTGTAAAGGGATCACTTGTGCCTCCATCATCGCCTCGTGCGTTAGTTGTACCCCCTGCAAAAGCTGATGGTTCTGCTACTTCCACGAAAAAATCATCCAGCGAAGGTAGCGGAACACCGCCCCCATCTCGTGCTGGAGAATAAAATTTGTTTTGAAAATTACTGTTACTCATAAACGTCACCTCCTTAACCGTTTATTCCTGCCCCGATCAGATCGGAGCAGAGTAAAGGGTCAATAGTTAGTTTGGCACAACTGCCGTAACTACTGCTCCAATTGCTGTAAAGCCTTGTCCCATCCACCCGATTGTGTTGTCAATCTTAGTGAATCGATGGATTTCCCCACCTGCTGCGATCGCGTATTCCTTTGTTCCGTCGCTATTCTCAGAGTTGATCTCTTCATCGCTTGAGGCTGGAGTTCGCACTTCATGCCCTGCTGCATTTGAGACAACTGTGACAGTGAAGCCATTGGGAACACTCGCCAGTGAAGGTAGAGTGATCCAGTCATCAACTCCATTTACGTTAGCTCCAACACTTACCATAGAAACTCCAGCAGGGATCATGTTGACTCCTGCTCCGTCTGCATCGTCTGGTGTTAGAGACACCACTTCTCCGCTTGGTACTGCATTAAAGTTAGCAGATGTGGTGGATCCTTCGTTTACATATAGAAGGATGTTTGCACTAGCGTCTGTTTTGGTAAACAAACAACCTTTGGCATAACCTGCTCCTGTTGGAACAGTAGTTCCAGAGGCGCGGGAAACATTACCATCAAGGTCATATTCCAACACTCTTACAGAGACTGCATCTATCGTCTTTACGTGTCCAGCCAGTTTGATTGGTCTGTTAAATACTTTTGTCATTCTTCTGTTTTCACCTCCTTCTTAAAATCTTAAATAATAGTTATTTGTTTTGTTTGGCGTCCGTTTTATTCGGAGGACTTCTTTCAGCCGTGAAATCTCTTACCATCAAGCGAATTAGAATCCGCTTACATCTTGGGTCATCTTGACCATCAAGACTGCACCGTCGTCAAAGGTCTTAGTTCCAACTCCGATTATTCCTTTAGGTAAATCAGCGAAACCTTTCTCTTTGTCGGCGACCTTCAAATCTACGAATTGAAGAACCATGTCAATGGATCCTCGGATCATAAATACTGAAGTTTGTCGTTGACTTGTCCAAGCATCGGTTGTATCAGTCAAACCGTCAGAGACGGCGATATCTCCATATCCTGCAAGGGTCATAACATCACCCGAATTGTCGTTCGTAGCGGTGATATTTCTTTTCCTTCGGATTATGAAGTTCTCTTTAGCACCCATCTGGACATAGTTTGTTCCAGCAGTACCAGAGTCATTGATACAAGCAACTAGATTGGCTCTCGATGTGTCAACTGCGGAAGAGTGTCGAAGAACTCCGACATTTCCTGCTGTTACATCTGCAAGGTCATCTTGCCATTCGAAAGTAACACCGGCAATAGTTACCGTGTCACCATCAGATGGGTTAGTTGCAAGCCCAAGCGTTGCGCTCCAAGGTAGGTTGTTGTTTTGAACAACTGTCCAACCTTGCCAAGGTCCAACGACTCCATTCGAGAGAACTGAGTCCCCTAGTCGGGATTCTCGGTCAGATTTTGCTCTTCTGAGTTTAGCTACTGTGCGTGGTCCCATTACTGCGGCTCGCATAGCAGTCTCGTAAGGAGCATCAAATGCACCAAGTTTTCCTTCTGCCTCTTCGAGAATATCCAAAATGTTTGCGCTTGAAACGGCAACTGGCGAACCAGATATGCTGTGCTCAGCGTTTGCAATCTCGTCCAGGTACTTCTGTTCGACCCTGTTCATCAAACCTTTTCGGATTGATGTCAACGAGTGATTCAAAAGATCATAGGGAGTTTGGCTACTCTCAGTGATATCAATGTCTTCGGCTGCGTACTCGAAAGTATCAACTTCCAAAGTTTGCTTTGTCGCCGTTTTAGACTCAAATGTGATATCAGAGCGTGGAGTATACGTACCCACTTGTGGGTGCGAGAGAATAGGCTTGTGAGCCTTTCTTCCATCGGATCTTATTAGGTCTTCTAGGGATTGATTAGCAAGATAAACCGCTGTGTTAGCCACATAAAGGTCAGCTTGCAGGTCTCCCCAAAATTCTTGTTTTACGTCTGTCATTTTTTCATATTCACCCCCTCACAATTAACCAAGGTCTTCTTGGTCTCAAAATTAAGTTTAAGGGAGTAGGTATCTCATGAAGTTTTACTTCTGTTGTGCGTTCCATTTTTCTCTCGCAGCTTTGGCTTCCTTCCAAGCCTTAACCCCTTCTTCAGAGTTAAAGTCAAAATCTTCCGGATTCAAAGGCTTCGAGGGATCATAGTCTGGCACATGAGTTCCCTTCTTTGAGCGCTTCGGAGTCGCGTTTCTTATACGTTCTTCCTTTTCGGCCTCCTCTTTCCTTTGCAGGATATAAGGATGCTGCGCTGCCTCCCTAACAGAAATACCTTTTAGCTTGGCTAGATCTTTGACCTCATCTTTGAGTTCATCGGAGAGTTCAAGCGATTCTAGCTCTCTTGCCTCCCAACGTTCTGTCAGCTTCTGGTCAACTAACTTGTCAATATCAGGTACTTCCTGAGTTTTGGGGTTATCCCCTTCCTTCGGATTATCCTTTGGTTTTTCGGTAAGTCTTTCTTGGGCTTTGTCCCTCCAGCTTATCTTTTGCTTTATGGCTCCAGATAACCTTTCACGGTTGGCTTTTTCCCGTTCGACAATTTTGTCTAGAAGTTCAGATTGCTCATCTGGGTCTATGCCCATCTTTTCTGCAAGGTCTTCTCTCAACTCGTTGTCGTCAACTTCCCTTGTCGCCTCCTCTTCTGCATTTTGCTCCTCGGGAGACATTTCGAGGTCTTTATTATCTTCGTCCATAGGACTATATTTTTTTGCCTCTTAACTGAGGCTGGTAACAAAAAACCGCCGATCTGGCGGTCAACTTAGAGGAAGAGAGAAAAGCGTTGTGATTAAACTCTATTCCTCTAAACAAACCGTCAGAGGTTTTCACTTCGCTTTTTAGATTTAGATGTCAATTAGCTAGTATAGCACACCCGTTCTATGGATGTCTAAACTTGTGTCCACAATTAGGACAAGCAACTCTAGATTTCACCTCGGCGAATTTTATCGTGTATCCTCCCCGATCTGGGTGAGAGATAAATTGTTCAGCCATCGCCACGTAGTCTTTTCCGTGTTGTTCAAGACTATACGTTCTGACTTCATGTTTACCGTCGAAGATCACGGCATCTTTGGTTTCGGTTGCATTTTTCTTTGGGGATGTTTTTGGGGAGCCTTCTACTTCGGCAATTGCTTTCTCTAGATCTTCGGCTGACACGCCGACATGTTTAATGCCTAGCTCTTTTGCTTTGGACTGTAAATCTTTGTAACTCACAGTGCATTTTGACACGTCGTAAATAGGAAAGTCAAGTATCAGAATCCGTAAGATTTCTCAACGTGTTTGGCACGCATTTCTCGCTCTCTTTTCAGCTTCTCGCGAGGATCAGGACTTTGGGCTTTCTTTACCGATTCTTCGAGCCACTTCTTGATTTGGTTTTTGGTGGCCTCATTATTTGGTTTCGGTTGATTCATAGAACTCGAAGATAAACAGCTTCAATATTCTTTCTGGTCAAGTCTCCTTCAATCTCGTATTCCTTTTGTCCTTTAGTCGCATTCATCATTACTTCGTTACTCGGGGTTAGGATCAAAAAAGCACCCTCAACATCGCGTGCGGGTGCTTCTGATAGTATTAGTTTGTTTCCTTTTAGTCTGACATTCATAAGCCGAATTTTGCTTTTGCGAAGCCGATTTGCTCCTTGCTCGGTTGTTTCTTTTCTGCTGGCTCTACCAAAGGGGATAGTATCTCGTGGAGTTTGTTTCGGGCTTTGCTTCGAGCCCTCACTTCCTCTCCAGCCTGTTCATTGGTCATCTCATCAAGACCGGAAGCTGAGTCAAACTCTTCAATCTTTGCCACCATGTATTCGGTAAACTCGGCAAAAGCGGGGTACTCTTTTAGTTTTTTAATTAGCTCATCCGACATATTTCATTATATCACTTACAGTCCAAAGTTTCTTCGCATGTCCTTTCTTCGCTCCTCTCGTTGGTGTCTGGCTATTGCCTGTTGGTATTCATCTAAAGGCGACTCTGCAATCTCGTTTTGCATGGCAAGGGCGTCGGCTACGTCATCATGTGCTCCCTTCGGAAACACCCTCAGCTCATCCTCCAAATCCTTACATTCACCCTCAATATGGTAGATAGATCCACTTGCATACCTAGGAATCAGTCCACGGATTCTTACTTCCTTCTGGGTTGATGGTTGCTTGATTGGAATGATGTTTGGGAACTTGTTTCGTTTTCTACATTCATCCTTGTAGAATGGTTCGACTGCCTTCAAATAGACTGTCTCCTCAATCCCTATCTTCTCAAACCCTTCTTCATGAAGCCTGAAGATGTACTCTAGTAGCTCTTTGGAATCGAAGTGAACCCCGATTGCTTTTAAATTCCAGTTGTTTTGTTTATCAACGTAGTTTCTAATGATTCCTGTGTTGTCGTTCTCTGGGTTTTTGCCGCCCGGATCAATTGTCGCAAACTTGCGGGTATCCAGTGCTTCTACTTCTGCCCATGATCTCGGCTTAATCCAGTTGTCCTTAAACTCCTGATTTTCTGAGGTTATTGGACTTCCTTGATAAAGAGCAGAAAACTCATATGGACCAAGAGCGTTTTCAGTCCTTCTCAACTTTGGCACAGAGAATTTATCGGGCCAGAGTGCCTCTCCCTTTTTCCGATACTGCTCATCCTCGGTGGCAATTGCTGGGAAGTTAATTACAGTCCATTTGTCGTATTCTTCAACCCGATCTCTTTCGTCCGCTTCCTGTTTATCAAGCAACCTTCCAACCAAGTCATCTGTGTGCCATCGCGTGTTAATAACGATAATCGCAGTGTTACTTTCCTGCCTAGTATAAAATGTAGATCTGTACCAATCCCATCGCGATTCTCGGATTGTCTCGGACTCAGCCTCTTCCCTGTTTTTAAAGATGTCATCGACAATCCCGATCTTGAAACCTGTGCCAGTAAATGCGCCACCGGCTCCGGCCGCCATGTATCCACCATCTTCTTGTGTTTTCCAGTAGCCTTTAGCTTTCGTGTCCTTTCGAAGTCTTGTTTTAAATACCTTCTGATAGCTGTCTGACTGCATCACATCTCTAGTGTTCTGCCCGAACTTAGTTGCCAGATCACCGGAGTAAGAAGCAACTGCTATTGGCCAGTCAGGATGATGACCTAATGCCCAAGCTGAGAACAATTGTGTCGAGGTGTAGCTCTTGCCATGTCGAGGGGGACACTGGATGATAATTCTTACATCTTTGCCTTCCTCTACTCTCTCAAGTGAGGTTTGCAATATCCCTGCCATGGTTTCATGAAACCATGTATCTTGATACTTCGGGTCAATGGCGATACAAAAATCAATCAGATTCTTCTTTGCTTGATGCACCACCATCGCCTCTTTTTCTTGCGGCGATGCGCTCGGCGATTTTGTCAATTTGAACATCACTAAAGTGGTCAATGGGCTTATCGTCTGAAGTGTGGTCGCTTCTCTCTTTCATTCCGTGATTGTTCTGAAGGATCAGCTTGACGATGGTGGCATTAATTTCTTTGCCGCCATAAATACCGTCGTCAATCAGTTGTTCCGCTTGGAGTGTGAGGATTGTGTCTAGGGCGTGAGCAAACTCTTTGTGTTTTTCTGCCCAGTTGTATAGGGTCTTTCTGGCTACTCCGAGGGATCGAGCGTAGCTTTCGATCTTAGGTAGGTGCATCTGTTCCCGCCCTGTGGTGGCGAGATATGCATCAAGGCACGTGGTGGCGTATTCTGGTTTGTAGTCTGTTGGTCGTCCGGCTTTTCCCATAAGCGATATGCTTGCCCAATCGGGCTTTCCACAACGCTTATGTCAAGTATAACACATGGTATACTGTAATATGATAGCTACATTTGCAGGAATACTGATTCTTCTAGTCCCTGCTATTAGTGTGATTTGGCTACTTCGAAGATTTGATAGTTTTAAAAGACTCAGTGATGATCGTCCTTGGTATAAGGATATTTGGAAGCCAATTGCATTTCTCTCTTTCCTGTCCCTACTCAAGACAGTGCTACATTACTGGCCGTAAAGACCTACTCCAAGAAGTGATGGATCAACCCCATATTTCTGTGCCAACCCTTGATAATACGCATCAATAGGAGCCTGTCTTTGTTGATAGGTCTGAAAGACTCTCCCAGCTTCATTTTTGAAGGCAACTCTTTGCTTATCGCTTAGCCTATCCCCTTTCAGTGCTTTGTTGTATTGCTGAGTGATTCGCTCTGGTATTCCTGATGTATTCTCGGCTGTAGCAAATTCACCTTCCCTTACAACGCTTCCCGGATCAAGCATCTTCATGAAAGCGAATATAAGTGATACATCTCCCGCTGCCGTGTCGGAGGTATTCACTACTTTATCGTATGAGTTCACTATATCTATCCAATTGTTCTCCTGAGTTCGTTTGAAGTACTCAGTTCGAAGAGAATCGGCAACTTGCATAGTCTCTGCACTTATGGTGTCAGTATCAGTTGCCAGCATGTCATAAACTGCTCCAACCTCCTCGAGATCTTTGCTTGATGCACCCTCAGACAAAGCTAGAGCCAACACCTGACGTTTTGTTAGGCTGCCAAATGGATTAGTTGGTGAAGGTGTTGCTGTGTTCACACTAGGTTGAGTGTTGCCGCTTGGATTTGCCGGATTGGAGAGTGATGACGTTACCTGTGTAACTTGCTCGATCTCCTCATCTGTGAGACCTTGCTCCCTCAGTGCGGCCGGCGACATAGCCGCAAGCCTTTGAAGGTTTGGATTCTGCAATATGTTGCTGGTTGGCAGATCGTCGGCTTTCATTCCTAGTTTTTTCAAAACCGTACTCGATACATCTCTTAGTTTTTGAGTCACTGCCGCAGGCACTGAAGTTCCCGCAATCCTTTGTACTGGTGGATTGGATCTTGCGCTGGAGAGTGGACTTGCCGCCTGATAAAGATTGCTTTCATCTAGCAGTAGCTTCTTAACCTCTGGTGCAACGCCTTTGATTGCATCGTCAAGACTGTCCCATGCCGCCATGACTATCTTCTCTCTTGAATTTAGAGTCGTTCCGTTTTCAAGTTTCTTGAAGATACTGGCAGAGTCTTGGTTGAGAACTTTCTTCATTTCTCTAAGAGTTGCTAGTGGAATATCATCAACTCCTGCTTTTAAAAGGTCTTGTCCTGTGTCGGCTCCCACTTCACCAGCAGCGACAAGTAGATCATTCAAGTAGCCGTTTATCTCATTGACGGCTTGTTTTTGAGTCAAATCTTTGGTGCGCAGGGAACTTTTGAGATTCTTCATAAAGGCTTCACGGATAGATTCCTTTGATACTGCGATATCTGGATTTTCTTTGATGAAGTTGCCTATCTTCCCCTCAATCTCGCTCATCACTGGCTCTAGTTTTTCATATTGGCTTTGAGCAGTACCTTCAAAACCATATTTATCAAGAGTCTTATTGATTGCCTTCTCCTTACCGGCTCCAAATATGGAAGGCTTAACCTTAATTTTTCTCGTACCTTCCTCGATTGCCTCGGCTTGCCTTACTAGATTTCCACCTTTTCCTCTTGCCCAAGAAATCATCCCACCGACACCCTCTAGTACACCTGCTGTGGCCGCGCCAGTTACACCCGCTGTGGCTACCGACTCGGCAGTTGCGTCTTCTCTCGAGAACTCAGATAAAACTCCTGCTGCTGCTCCGGGAAGAAACACTTTTGAAGTAAGGCTTACTCCTCTTCCAAATGGAATGGCATAAGACATGCCTCCAGCAGTCGCTTTCGCACCTGTCAGAGCAATCTCGCCTTTGTTTTCAAGCTTGTCCTCATCAACAAAGAAAGTGGATCGTTCTTGCGAGAGCTTCTTAACCTCTTCATCGGAAAGATTTTCCCCTAGTATCAGTTTCCTAAAGGTAGGATCAAACGCGAACCTGCCTGCCTGTGCTCCAGCCTCACCAACAAATTTGACGTAATCGATTCCAGGCTGAACAATGCCCTTTATTAGAGACGATACAAAGCCACCACTCTCTGGCTCTTGTGAAGTTGAAAATGATTGGTTCGCTGTAGTTTTAGGTTGACCCCCTCCTGAATACGAGACATCTACTGCATTGGACGCTCCTCCAAACTCCCTTGCTTTCTTTTCAATCTCGGACGCGATTTGTTCGTCAGTTAGACCGGCTTGTTTTGCTCGTCTGGTAAACTCCTGTAGTTGATTTTGACTTAATGCCATATGTTCATATTACACTATTTAGTTGGACAACTTAATCCATCCATTTGCTGTGTATCTCCATTTAGTTCCTGTTCCATCGGTCCATATTGTTCCGATTCCTCCTGCGGGAGAGAAATTTGGTTTCCCTGCATATGATCCAACAGATGAATTTAGAACTTCATTCCAAAGAAGATCCACATTCACTTGGCTTTGTGTACCACTTCCAAGTCCTTCTACATCATATCCATAGTCAGCGAGATTCGAGAGGAAGGAATTGGAATCAAATCCGCTTCCACTACCAGTGATTTGTTTTCGGTAATACTGCTTATTGCCTTGTGAGTCAGTGATAGTAATGAGTTGACTACTTGGGACGCTTTTTGGATCAGTTATAGTCACATATCCACTCGTCGCCATCTGATTCGATACTTCCATGACTTCGCGACGATATTGTGCCTGTTGCAGTTTGGAATTGATTTGGTCTATAGAATCGTTAAGTGATACGCCCGCTTCTCCCATAAGGTAAGCTGTTTCTGGGTTTATCATCAGCTCTTTGATGTAATCAACTGTAGCCTCAGCTCGACTAAGGTCATTCTTCAATAGACCAGTCTTTTCTTGGGCTATTCTCTTAGAATCTTCGTCGAGGGAAATGATGTCGCGGTTGGCGAGGTTCAATACCGTTTCATAGTAGGAAAGCTGGTCCAGTCTGTCTTGGGTAATTGCATTTATGCTCCTATCAATCATGTTGTAGGCTTGTCCAATCTGACCGTTGCGTGCGTTGATCACTGCTTCAATAACTCCTGACCTTGCCGCTACGTCATTCATTGTTTGCTGTACGCGTGGATTTCGAACGGCCGCTAAGCCGGTGACTCCCTGCTGTTGGCGAATGAGATCGTTTCCTTCGGTCAATAACTGATCGAGTTCATCAACTAGCTTCTGATTTTCATCGAAGTTCTTGTTAATGTGCAGACGCTCTCTTTCTTGCGTCTCTAAATCTTCTCTAAATGGTTGTGTTAGGGGTTCAACCTTTTTGAGGGTGTCTTGCTCTAGCTTTCTAGCCTCAGTCATTTGTTGCTGGTTCTGCGACTGTTGTCGTGTCAGTTCAGAATCAAGAGCGCTTCTTGCTCTTTCCACCTCTGCATTGAGTGAGCCTGAGGAATAGGGGAGATTGACTGGAGCCTGTAAGTTCTTGGCACTAAAGTCCGCTTTGGCTTCGGTTTCACCCCATCCGGTATACGACACAGTGCCAAATTGTTGTAAAGCTTGTTGTTCTGTAAGACCCATAAATGCGTTCTAAAACTGTCACAACACTTTACAAAATCATAATACTACAATATCCGCCTAGATGATATTCAGATTTCCAGACAATATTGTGAGTGTCCCGTCCATACCTACCTTGAATGGAGCATCCTCAAAATCTGCCGCTCCCAACCAGATCCCATTGTCATCTGAACCAAATACGTTATCTCCCTGACCCCTTTTGAATACTCGAGAGAATGCCTGCAAACCACCTATTGATTCCGCAAATGGCATTGCTCCTGCAACATAAGGTGTGACCAGCTCTTGCTCGGCTGCTAAGAGGTTTTTAAATTTAGGTGTTAAATCTTTTGCCATTATCGTTCTACAAAGTTTCCCAACAAGATAATCTTTCTTATCGGACAGTTGTTGGTCGTGTCTCCGTTTGAATAATCAACCGATACCCTCACATCCTCCACTGGTACAAGGTCAATCGTTCTAAACACATGTCTTGTGCTGTTTTCCCCTGTTACTTCGACTGCCGTTGATGTCTCCGCTCCCTGATTCCCTTCAAGTGTTATATCGGCTTGGGCGTCAGATCCCAGAGCTTTTGTCGCGACGATAACTGTATGAACCTTTCCCAACATCCTTTCTTTCGTTAAATCTACAAACACGCTTTTCCAATTTGATGTAGTCGATAATCCGCTAAACTTAGCCAGGCGGTGGTTCGTGCCTCCATCAGTGCTTGCGATCATCGGAGTTCCAAACGGTGCAGCTATTGCGCCCAATGTGCTATGACCACCATCGGCGAGGGTAGAAACTTGTATCGGTAGTTGTTCTACAGAAGCCCCTACAGTCCAAGCATCGCCACTTGATGCGAAGAGTATTGTGTTCTTGTAGAGTGTCTTCTGTCTATGGTCCGGCAGCGTACCCGAGAAGTATCGAAGAGGTTTTATCTGTCTACCCGAAAGCCACCCGACTGTAAATGCTCCCGAGCTGTTATCTTGATAGGCTACGTAAACAATACCGTTAAGAACATACAGAAACCCTATCTTTTGGCTTCCCAAGCCCGCTTCGTCTGAGAGGATGTTTGATATAGCCGAACCATCATAGAGGTATATTTGACCTCGCCTACCTTCTCCATAGTTAACAGCTATCCACCATAGATTAGAATGAAAGACAACATCAGCGATCTCAGCTCCTTCCCCAAAGTCAAGTTTCTGAACATCTAAGATAGATGATCCTTCAACATACACCCCCAAGTAACGGCCGTTACCAAAGACCATGATGTCTTCCTTTGTCGCTGATGGGTGCAGGGCATTCTCAAGTGCCTGATCGGCTGAAGAACCCCATGTTTCGATTAGCTCTCCATCGGTGCTGGCGTCCGTGTAATAGACAGTGATTCTCACATGATCTATATTGGCAATTGGTCCGGTCTCGCTAACACTCACTGAGATTGCTACACCGAAATCGCTTGCGTTTATGTCAGTATATGCCCAAGTTGTGCCCCATAAATCTGTGCTGCTTCCATGAGTGACATACTGAGGAGATGTAGGCCAATTATCCGATTCCGCTCTATCTGTTACTCCGATAGTGCCTCCCTTAACTATTCGTACTCTTTCATCAGTGATATCTCCTCCTGCTCCAGGGTCATTGAACTTATTAATCTCAACTTTTATTCCCTGTATCGTTGCCGTCGATGGGATGTCAAATCCAAAGTTGGTGATCTTCAAGTATTGACTTGGATCTGTCGTAGATGGTTCGAATGCAGCTAGATCGCCATCACCTAGCTCCTCAACTCCTTCACTCAAAGTACCCGAAACACCTGCCCATGCTTCATTTCCATATGAATTGTCGTTGGCGGCTGTCTCAGGACTCCTGATCTTATAGAGCTCATCTAGTGGCATGGCGGCAATATCACCATCGCTCGATCGGTTATAGAAAACATAAAGATGTTTCTTGAGTCGGATTGCGCTCTCTCCCGCAGTCATATTGGTAATCGTTTGAGGCCATGAAGGAGTTCCCCCACTTACAACTGTAGTAGGGGTGATTTTAAAGAACTTTGTTGTACCAACCCCAAAGGTAGTACTGGAATCAACTGGCTTATCTAGAATTGTACGGATGAGCTGATCAACTACCCCTGCTTGCGATCCGTTGGTCAGATCAGAGAGTCCGGGGCTTTGCTGTAAGAATCCGGGGTTGGAAATGACATCAGCACGCATGGTGCTAGCTTGTCCTTTGTTGCCCAAGAAAGTCTTGTCATCAATATGCGCTATGGGAGCGAGTCCTTCGTTGAAGTCGGAAAATTCAATTGAAAAATCGGTATCTGCCATGTCACTGTGTTAGTTGCCCGTTCTGTTGTGCTTGTGCTTCTCCTTCACGTTGTGCGTTTTCAGGGTTTCTATTGGTGATCTGGGTCTCTGCCGGCGCTTCCTCACGTTTCGGAGGTACTGGTATGCCACGAATCTTATAGAGCGTGTCCAGTATCCATGCAATCCTGTCTGGATCTTGTTCGATTTGGACTAAATTAATGAGGTCTTGCACGTTATCTGCAATGTCAGAGTTCTCACCTGTAATTGTGATATGAAGTCTTGAAAGAACCCCTTTCCATATCTCTTGAGCGTTCTCAATAACAGGGTCTACTCGTCTCAACTCATCAAGCTTCTCGGCCTTAATCGCTTCAGCCATATCTTTAGTATGTGGACCAATGGCGACTAGATTTTTGATGTACCAACTCTCAACTAGAACTTCGCGGAACTGGTCAAGAATTTCTATATCCCCAACTAACCTGAAGATGTCTTTGCCTTTCATGTCCATGACAAGCTCGGGTAACACCCATTGTCGGAATACTCGTTTGTATGGCAGTGTTAGCTTTTGTCTGAGCATGATAAACATCTTGCCTGCGTTTTGATCAGTAAGGAGTCCTAGTCTAAATGGAGTACCTGAGGGTAAGGATTCGCCTCGCACGACTTCAAAGGAATTACTTAGTCTATCGGCGTCATCCATGAGCCGGTTCCAATCAGCAATTAACTGATCCAAGCCCCTCATCCTAACATCGACTTGCATCAGGTCTTCTGTGATGACCACATCGCCGTTATCGAGATCGGCTCTGATGTTTTGTAAAACTCTTGAGTCTTTGCTTCTAAATATCACCTTGGAAGCCCAATCAAGCCCTCGAGCAAGCTGGTTCCCTATTTCATTGGCCCTGATCTGGTGGTCAAAGAGAAGCTCGTACATTCCAACCCGCCAGAATCTCCCCTCATACCTACCTCTGTGGGCGTAGATATAGTGGTCGGACATCTTACCGTCCAGTTTCTCAGCAAACAGCGTGTATTTCTTACCCGTACCATTCTTCTTAAGCCCTGCAACTATCACCTTGGCTAAGAAATATTTACTGTCATCTCCCCCACTATCGCCGTTGGCTTCGTTAAATTCTTTCTCCGACACTTCGCCTGTAAACTCAAAGACCTCATATCTTTTGCCAGTTGATTCAATTGGAGTCGTCTGAGTTGTGGCAGTGAAGCTCTTGTTGCCCAACGATTTAATCACTTCGTCGATGTTATCCCACTCGCTCATTCCCCTTAACTGCGAAGCTGTCATTTCGTGACGCTCGATGATGTCTGTGTCGTCGATAGATTCTGCTCTTGTATTGGTGATGTAGGTATTCAGATGATCGACCATCTCGTAACCACCAGTCACCTTTTTAAAACCGACATTTCCATTAGTGACAAATTCCTCCACCGCTGCCTTAAGCTTGTCGTCCTCTCCATTTTCTGCCATCCATTCTTTGAGTGAGGCATTGGCCAAGAAAACAGCGGCGAAGTCTTGTCTAGGGTTTATCGAAAATACGAGAATGTGTTTAGTATCAAATCGTAGATTCTTAACCTCGCTATCTACTCTGGGCGCGATAATGTCATAGTAGTAGTTGTAGGAGAGATCGGAGTTAATTTTGTTTCCGGTCAAGTCTCGATTTCTGAATTTGTAGATTCGGTTTATTAGCTTGTACTGGCTGAAATTGACCTCAGAAGAAAGTTCAATGCTTGAAGTAAGATAAGCACCAATATCTGATTCCATTCGCTTAAATAGTGTTGATTGTGTTTCTTTTGCCATTAAAGTCCGTATGATTTGATATTCGCCTTAGCCAGTCTCAATCTGGTCCTGTCGTCTGGGCTTCGTCTTTCGTAGTGTTCTCGGATTGCTGCCCTGATTCTTTCTTTCTCGGCCGATAGCTGACTTAGCTTCTCCTTCATACCATTGGCTACTGCGTAGCGCATTGCCGCCCCAACTGATAGGAACTGATGAAACTGAGGATTGAAGCCTGGCGACTGAGTTGTATCCGTGCTCTCAAAGTGGTTGGCTCCCCTTTGAAACTCAAGCTCTACTCCCCCCGATGATCCATAATCAGGGACTGGGATAGGGAAGAAAGCATTATCGATTTTGTAGTAAGTGGAGGGTGTACCAGTAGCTCTCAAGTCGGTATCAGACAACTCTCGCCTAAGCTTGGGCGTTAGAGTGACGAACTTACCATCTCGATTCTTTATACGTACACGGTGGACAACCAAAGATGCATCTGGAACTGTGTAGTGATCTTGATTTGCTTCTAGGTCAACCGTAGCAATCGGGAAATCAGCATTTGTAAAGTCATCCCACATAAAGTTGGGATCAGCTTTAAAAAGCTCTGACACCACTTCGTCATAAGCGATGTTTATGTTTCTAGTTCTATCCTTGAGGGAATAAACGGAGTTGAAGGTGCTGCCGTCACCAAAGAGGAGAAAGTCGATATCTTGGATTAAGCCATTGTAATCTGTTGTGTCGCTAAACTGCATATACAAGTCACAACGCTTGTATCCATCATAGCATATTTATATTTCTTAAAGTGTGTAAAAATGTGCTGACTTTATGGACTTGCTCAGTCTAGCATTTATGACAGAGAGGTTTCAAGTTATACTTTGTGTCAGGAGGTGTAATATGTCGGGTCGATTTTCTGATTTAAAGCCAGGTAGTGATAGTCGAAAGGAATTTTGGAACGCAAACGAGTTTCTTATTAGGCTATTGCTTGAGGAAATTAACCGAGATGTATTTGACAGTAAGGGGGAGTTTCGTTTTGCTAGGCATGTTATACATAGCGCAAGAAATTCCGTGAACGAACCAAATCTCTATCTTGAGACCAATAGAGGTTCAATTACCGTATGTACGGCCAGCACAGAAACACTACGAGTGGTCGTTGAAAGATACACCTACTGTAACGGATACGACATTGGTATCAGCGCTACTGGTAGATGGTGGATTACGGAACCATATCAACTAGAAGAAATCCTAGTCCTTGGTATACAGTATATGCTCGGCTAGTACTTAGGCTAATCTACGTCTCGGCATAGGTGGACATGTTAATTCTATTCTGTCCATTTTCGGAATCGTCACAAATCACTCCCCTACTCTCCCCTACCGTAGAAATAGGCATATTCTGAACCTGACAGGGATACACAGGTCCGATAGGGGATAGGTAAATACCGTGATTGCGGAGATTGTGCGGTAATTCGGTATGTTTCAGAGAGAGGCGTACCTGACTTAAAACAGTCTAACACTTATGGTTGGGCTATTTCAACTCATCTTCCGAATTTTTTTCGGAGTCTTTCTTGCTCCTCTGCCCGTTTACGGTCCTTTTCCTCAACTGCTTCGTTGGCCGCAACATAAAGGCGATGCTGGTTTTCGATAAGGATATCTTCGATCAACATAATTTCCGCACTAGTGAGTCGTTCGTAGGGATTAGCCATCTGGAAGACGACAGGATCATTAGGAGGCACCCAAAACGACGCCCACGCCTCACCCGAATACGCAACCACTTTCGCAAATTTCCCTGGAACGGAACTATTCGGATCAATGTAAATCCCAAACGGCCCTCGACTGAAAATGTATACAAGCCCTTCTGACACACTCATTTAGAACCTCCCTTATGCTCCCACAAACATTGGACACTCTTTGGCAACTCTCTCAACACTCGGCAAAGTCACAAACCACTCCCCATCAATTATCGTCGCTACACCATACCATGCTTCCTCATCTTCAATTGCGGTAAAGCAAACTGATCCTTCAGCTCCTTGTGAATAAGTGATTGATAAATCAGCGCTAACCCTGCCAGTGATCAGGTAGGCGATTCGACCATCAAGTTCTGTCGGAGCTTTACTCGGCGAGCAACTGGCTAACGCCAAACCAAATAATAGCGTAACCCTCCATAACGCGATCATGGCTCCCTGTTTTAGCACAGATTCGCTCTTGATCATAAAATGGATTTTAATATCCAGTCGAATAGGAGAATCTTATGAATATCTTGGAGAAGTGGGAAGTCTCCCCAGATGATCTCACTCTGCTACTTGACGAGAACCCGAGTTTGAGGGGTATGTTGTTAGGTTACGTAGCCGAAATGAAGCTGAAAGAGTCGATTTTGGCGTTTCTTGAAGTGTCTTACACATTGACCAAGTGATGTTAAAGTTATGCTTCATATGGATAAGTGGTAGAATATATGTACTAAGATACCACAGAGGTTGATTCAAATTGGACTGCCCCACGACACTTGATAGCTTAGTTGAAAGCATTGATCAAACACCCATATCAGTGACACCTAAAGGCATTTTATATAAGGGTGATTCGCTTGAGGTGCTTAAGAAGTTTCCTGATCACAGCGTTTCATTGATTATCACAGACCCCCCCTATCATACAACCGGCAAGAAGAATATCTATGGCGATACTGCATTCAAAGAGGATGAGCATTATCTTGAATGGATGGCTCTATATTCGAAAGAATGGATCCGAGTTTTGAAACCAAACGGCTCATTGTTTTGTTTCTGTTCCCCAGCAATGGCTGGCAGGCTAGAGGGAATACTTTTCAATTACTTTAATGTTCTTTCTCATATTGTCTGGACCAAACCCAATGAACCAGGGTTCGACGGCTGGAAACAAAAGATGAGTAAGGGTGCACTTAGACAATGGTACGATCATTCAGAGAGAATCATCTTCGCTGAACCAGCTAAACCAGGAAACCTGTACCGATCATATTTCGGAAACCTAATAAAGGAATTTAGGCTAGAAGCTGGACTAACATGTAAGTCACTAACCGAAATGATTGGAGCGTACGGCAAAGTTAATCATGGAGGAGCCGTCGCAAACTGGGAAGCGGGCAGAAATGTCCCTAGTGAAGAACAGTACGAAAAGTTAAGATGGGCAATCAAGCAAACCAGTGGTAAGGAGATGCCCGAATATCAAGAGGTGGTGCGCCCTTTCAATGTGGATAAGACCAAAGAGTTTATTGACGTCTGGACATTTCCTAACATTCGACCATATAACGGAAAGCATCCCGCTGAGAAACCGATAGCCTTATTGGAACATGCAATTGCGGCCACAACTTATCCCGGCGATATTGTACTAGATTGTTTTGCAGGTTCAGGTTCAACTGCAGTCGCAGCGATGAAACTTGGGAGGAGATCGGTGTCCATAGAGATCGAGCAAAAGTGGTGCAATAAAATCGCGAAACTCTTGAAATTTCTAAGCGACAGAGATTACACCATCTTTCCCGACAACTACGATTCAACGTCTATGTCACTAGAACGTTTTCAGGGCAGACTATTCTGACTCACAAATCCCGATTGGTGATTTCTCTCAAGCACTTGTTGCATCCAATTAAGTGTCTTTTCGACCCCATCGTCTTTCGTGACAACATTGCAATGGTGATGTCCCCAGCCTAAATTATACGGTCTGTGATTATAGCTCCCATACCTCAGCTCCTTTATGTGAAAGAGATTTATCTCAGTTACAGTCAGATCTGGGACATCTCGGCCCTCTGCTTGAATCAGCCTTCTTAAGAAACCGTTCCCTGACAACTCTTCCAAACATAAAGGACAAACCGTCCTATTTTGCTTGTTGATGATCCTTGCTTGAATCAACTGGTCAAAATCAAGAAGTTTGAGCTGATGACAATTATTGAGAATAGTATCTTTTCGATATATTGCCCCTTCTTTGTTCATCCCATTGTCGCTAACGGTCTCAACCGAATCAAGACATAGCCAATATATCGCCTCCAACTGCAAACGGCACTTGGCTAAATTTGTAGTGCTAGCATATTCATAGAGTCTAATCCCTGCACCTTTATTTTTGGATGATGTAAACCCTCTTCTTATCTTCTCGCCACCTTCTGTTGCTGTAGTAGCGGGAACCCTCGCGACATAGTGTCCGCCAAGGGGTGCTTTTCTACTTTGTGCTGGAGTCCAACCGAGTTTCTCTGGGTTATATCGCTCCCAGTCTGATCTAGTTTCATAGAAGACAATACAATTGTGCCCCAATTCTAAGTCTAGCGCTTCCGGCAGAACATCACTTTCAAAATAGATCTGTGGGGTGATCAGGACAATATAACCATTGTCAAAACCATCTTCAGGAAAGAGAGTTTGAGACCCCCAGAAGGGGTAAGGTATCAAGACGGTTGAGTTTCTACCTACTCGGTTCTGGTAGATAACATCATCATCGGCTCCTCGTGTCTGCCCCGTCTTATAAATCTTCCTGTCGAGCAATTGAGGTAACTTGGGCAATCTTGGCTTCATTGATTTCTTGAATGCTCAAGGAATTTTAAAATCTGCCCAAGATTCTAAGGCAATTTTCTACTCTGCGCTAATTGATAGAGTTAGTTTTGCCATCCCCATATATGCCCTAACTGGACAAACTGGGAGTATGCTATCCTAATACATGCAAGAAAGTGGTCTTGAAAACAAACGTCAAGTCTATCGTGCCATTAGAAGCCTTATCCACAATAGACAACTGCAACCACTAGTTTCAGAGCGTATTGAGCGCGCTGAAGCAACCATCCGAAGTGGGCTTCTTGTAAACGATACAACTGAGCTACGTGTTGGCAACTTCGAGGTGATTCTTGATGAAAGTAACCGAATCAATCTGAATCGCCTGACTGTTGACGGTTGGCGACAGGTTCCTTTGGAGCTCTGAGATGGTTCTGAACAAAATCCTTAACTGCCCGATCAAGTAAGACTGTCATAGCTAACCCTGTTTTCAGTTTTAGAAAATACAATTCCCTAACCCTATCCGAGTGTAGTTTGGGTTGATATCTATTCTGGTCGTGTTGTCGGGATATTCGTTCCATTAACCAGTGGTGGTAGATTGTTTTCTCGGCTTGTGCATTTCCTCCCAGTTGTCTATCACAACTTCCTTGCTTTTTCCCTTGAATGGTCGATAGAACACAAAGGGAGGTTTTTTTTCAACCAACACTTCACCTCTTTTAATTGCACTGTAGATCGCTCCAAGATCAACGGTTACGCTCTTTAGTTCCCCCGCCTCATACTTCCTGCAAAATGCGTCCAGCGTCTCCTGCGTTATAACGTCGCTCATTCTGCTCGGAAGTCGATCATTCGCCCTAAGGAAAATCTCAACTCTGGTCCAGCTATCGTTTGGAAATTTGGAGTCTGAGAATTGATGATTCATCTTCTTACTAATAATTCTCCACACGGTACGTGCATAAGCATTGGTTCATCCTTTTTGCCATACCGCACTTTCAAGCCACACTCTGGGCACTCATACTTTATTAGCGTGCTTCGTCCTTTCTTCTCCTTACCCATCATGTCGGCAAAGAACTTGAACCAGTCGAACTCGTTGGGTTCACCTCTCGGCACATCGTCAGGCGGTTTTAGTCCCCATGAGGTCAGTAGGATTCCCACTGGAGAATCGACACTGGCGACTGCGTAATGTGCTCCCTTACTGTCGCAATGCAAGCCAATATCCTCTAACTTGTCAGTAAATTCTTTGTTGTGGGTCACTTTAGACCTTTGGGTAAATGGATCTTTGCCCTTGAGCTGTTGCCAGTGGTGGGCCAGCTCATGAATTAAAGTCTCGCCCTTTGCCCATTCCCCATACCGCCATTCCTTGCCATTCTCTCCGTCGATGTAGTGCTTCTCGTTGAAGTCGATGCGAAAGGGTAAGCCCACGGCATCAGGAACTAATTTGTAGGCGGCGAGGGTGTGCTTGTTTCTTAGATCAGTTACACCAAACACCACATCAGGTAGCTTCTCAAAGCCTTGAATGTCCGAGTAGAATCTTGCATTTATTTCCTTTGAGCGTCTGTAGAATTGGTCCACCTCGCGAGAATAGTCCCAAGTCTCATTTTCTGTCGCCACGCGATGCATTTCATCCGCCGGCGTGTATGCAGGCTTTAAAATTCCTTTGTCAGTAATCGTTACTCCCCGTTCCATAAAATGCGTCCATAAACCTCTCTCGATCTTCTTCGTCGTCTAGGCAAAGTCCATCTAACTCTGTTATCACCTCGGCGGTTCTTCTCACCATCAGCTTTGATACATCTGTCAAAGCCTTGTTGTAACCAAGTATCAACATCACCTGCTCTTGTCGGGCGTGGGGATCTGCGATCTGGTGCAGATTGCAGTAATCAACTCTGAGGTCGTCGATCTGGTCGAGTATGGGTTTTTCGGATTCTTCAGGAGGATTGCCGATGAGGATTCGGGCATTGAATGGACACCGCTCGCATAGCACGTTATTTTCTGGAGCAGGTGTTGGGTAATCTGATTCAATGTCGTGCATAAATTAGTCTAGCATAGTAGGTCAATTCCTCGCTCCGCATTCTTTGCAAAGCACTTTTCTGTAATCCCAAGCTCTGAGCTTGCCATCACATTCACACTTGTCTACTCCGATCAACAAACACTTGATGAAGTACCTAAGTAATCGTAGAAATTTCATATCATCAAGTTAATCTCAGTTATATCTTCGGGCTGTTCCTTATACTTCCTCGCGGTCACTGTCACTATCTGGTCATCATCTTTCAGGATTCTAGCCATCTGGAGTAGGTCGAATATTCCGGAGAGTTTGTTGTCGATGTCTGCCTTACGCTTGCCTCTTAAAAGGAATGTTATATCTACTGCCAAATCTTTAGTGATAGTCGCCCTCTTGCCATGCCACTGTTTTTTGAGTTGATTGAGGGCATCATTTTCAAACGAATGCCAGGCATCGCTGGAAACAACAAAAGGCTTGTTGGTTCTTCTATTACGCCAGATCTGCTTACTGTTTTTCTTCGACGGCACGTATCCTTTAATGGTTAGTAGCATAGTTCATGATAAAGATCAGCATACCGATAATCAAGGCAGTTACAATCCAAACAAAAAGGGCATACTTCGTGCCCCCTTCAACCTGTTCGGCTTCCTGCTTCCAGTCATTGTAAAAGTCATCTGTCATTTTTTCTTGTAATATTCTTCCTCAACTGGTGCGTACCCTGGAACAATCAACTGATAGAGTATTTCTACCACCTGTTTTCTCTGCTTGGGTTCAAGCAGGTGCATGTTTGTGAGAAAAGCAACCACCATCTTATGGTGCTGAACGTCTGGTATCTCCTCGACTATCAATTTTGATTTTAGTTGTGTCATTTTGGTTCTTCTACTGGCAAACATTGATCTTTGCAGGCAGGGCAGATTGAGTGATCTCTACTCATAGGTACTGAGCAACAATTTGAAATGTGCCCCCTGTCGATCTTCTTCTTTGCTTTGCTAGTTTGTTTCATATATGTCGGTTATTGGGCGTTCTGTGACTATTCACAGTCCATGGCAATGTTTACTTGCTAACCAAGGTTGCCATCCTCTTCTCAGAAAAATCCTCTTTGCACAACTGATGTTGTCTTTTGCGTCTAGGACATCACCCGTACAACCGTTGCTCTCCCAAGTCCCATCAATTATCTGGAACAGTCCTTTGGCACTGGAGTTAGGGTTTCGTGCTTCTTCGTTCCAACTACTCTCACACATTATGACTCTATTCGCATCATTTGCGTGCCTCCCAAACACTTCATCAACCCATTCTTCAGCTGTCGGAGTCGGTGTTGGTTCCATCATACCGAGCTCGTCCTCGACATGATCTTCTTTAGCCTCCGCGATAGCGACAATTGGATTAGGATTAGTTATCGTTACTGTTTCTGTTCGCGTCAGCACATAGTTCACATAGACTGGAATCTGGACCAGCATCATTATTGCTACTATTATTTTGGTTATGTCTTTACCTTGTTTCATTTCTCCTGATTTAATAATTCGGGATTTTCGTAAATGTTGCCGATAATCTCAAATCTACCACCTTCTATTATTATTTCTTGATATTCGTCATTCGTATAAAATCCATAGGCACTATATTCTTGATAATTTATATAACATTCTCCAAATTTAACTTCTCCTGATCGATATGTCGATTTTAAAATATCCCCCTCATAAATCTCCTTGCCGTTCTTGTCGAGTAATCCAGTGAACTCTCCAACAGATTCTGGATCTACTGTATAGTTAAAAGATCTTATCTGTGTTTTTTCTTCAACTATTTCAACTGTTCCGTCGGTGTAGTGTAAAAGGTCGCCATATACCCATCTGCGACAATCTGCCCATGTTCCAAAACCTCTAAATTTTATTTCTCGTTGTTTATCTTTTGTCATATTGTTTTAAATTCTTTGGCTTCCCCCCAGCCCTCGCAAGCCTAGGGGGAGAACAAAAAAGTTAAACCCACTTCACCGGATGTTTTTCACCGCTTGTGCAAAAGAAGCCTTTCCATGTTTTGCCTGCTTTGCTAGTGCCAGTTTTATATTCCATTGGCTGACCACACACTTCACACTTAGGGTTTGCGTCTGGTGCGTTGGCTGTTCCTGAACCAACAAATTTATCTGTTGGGTCTGATACTTCGATTGGACCCTCCTCGACCTTTTCGGCGTACTCCATAGCTTTCTCTATGCCCTTTGTTATATGGGTCCACTTCTCGGCTCTAACTACAATCTGTTGATCTCTGTTAGCTCCCACAAACTTAGACCATTGAAACTTGGGATAGCCTTTTGATTCATCTGTCATTTGCTATCACCTCCCATCAATTCGTTATTCATTATTTTGATAGCTTCTTGCTCCTCGAATCCTGATAGTCCGAAAACTTCTGTAACCATTTTTCTTTGTAGCTTGTTGATTCTGTCTGTTTCAATATCCATTCTGATTTTGTCCTCAGTGGTCTCAAATCCTCTGTCGTTATTAAATCTTGTCATTGATTCCTTTCTAGTTGTTTTGTCATGTATTCAATCCACTCATCTCGTATTTCTTGCATGCCCTCGTATCGACCCATTTCGTAGGCGTGTTTTAGTATTCTCTCGACTATTTCTTTTAATTCTTCTCTATCTAGTACGACCATGTTTAAGATGTGGTCTGCATGGGGTTTAGGATCAAAAAAGCTCCCCTTTCGAGAAGCTGTTTGTGACTTGTCTTTTCCTTTGGTCATGATTTATATTGACATAACGTTGACCTATTGTCAACAGGCAATTTGAACCTAACCTAGACCAATTTTTGAAGTTCCTCTGGATACTTTCTCTCGACCAGCTCCTTGATTTTGTAGGCGGCTGGATAAGATATCTCGTACTCTACCAGTAGTTGATTTAGTGGCTCTCCGTCGATTTGCCACCTCTTATATAGCTCAAGGTTGCGGTCATACTTCTCGTTTAGCTGTCTTTTATTTGTTGCCATTTTCAGATTTAAAACCTTTCCCCATGCACCAGTCGAAAGTTCCATCGGGCAACTTCTTTCCATGCGAGAAAAACTTAGCTCCTCCCTTATTAGTACGTTCTTTCATAGGAGCATTATGCAATAAACACATATTCGAATCCGCTTCTTTCAACTCTTTCACTTCCGCTGATTGCCGTATAGTTGGAGGAGTGAATCCGTGTTCGTCCATGAGGTCTATTAGTGTCTTAGCGTCTTTGAGCATGGCATAGACTATTTGCTGGTCTTCGAGTCCAGTCTGGATCACCTTAACAGGGTAATCCTTATAAGCTCCTACAACTTCCACGCTCGGTAGGTTTTCGGTCATGGCGTATGGTATCATGGTGTCAAAGTAGGTTGTCAATAGGGGTTGTAACTGTGAAGCGTAGAGAGCAAGGCGAGGGAACTGTATATCCTCAGCGCGATAAATGGATCGCTCAACTCACCCTGCCGAATGGCAAACGCCGCTCAAAAAGTTGCGAGTCAAAAAAAGAAGCCCTCAACTGGTTGTCGGCGGAAAAAAGTAAAATCAATCAAGGACTTTTTGTAGCCGATAACCGTCTACGAATTGGCGACTTTTTGGCGAGCTACATGAGCGGCGTGGCGGAGCATACCCTGCGCCCAACTACACTCCAAGCCCACTACTCTTTAATCAATAATCACATAGTCCCCGAACTGGGCAATATTCGCTTGTCTGATCTGCAACCCAATCAGGTGCAAGCGTTTTATGCACAGAAACTTGATGAGGGATTATCTAAGCGTACGGTCCAGTATCTCCATGCGATACTTCATAAAGCCCTTAATCAAGCCCTACGGTGGGGACTGGTGGTTAGAAATGTTACTGACCTAGTGGATGTTCCATCACCCGAAAGACGCTCTCCTCATGTGTGGACTGTCGCCGAAGTGCAAACATTTCTCTTAGCAGTCTCGGATCATCGTTGGTATCCAATCTATGTGATCGCGATTTACTGCGGACTAAGAAAGGGCGAAATATTGGGATTATCGAAAAGCGATATTGATCTGTCGCGAGGGGTGATTCGTGTAAGACACCAAGTAACACAAGTGCAGGGACTTGGGTCTGTTATCTCTGAGCCGAAGACTGAAAAAGCGAAACGTCAAGTAACCATCTCGGAGTTTCCGATCCAAGTGCTCCGCGATCATCTTAACTCACTCAAAGATAATCAATCACTCTTATTTGCCACTGCTTCGGGTAAACCTCTAAGCTCTCGCAATGTGGTCCGGCACTTCAAAAGTGTTATTGAATCCACTGGATTACCCGACATTCGATTCCATGATCTAAGACATACCCATGCGACATTACTATTGTCGGCTGGAACACATCCAAAAGTTGTGCAGGAAAGATTAGGTCATAGTCAGATTAGTTTGACACTCTCGACCTACTCCCATGTGATGCCAGGAATCCAAGAAAAAGCTGCCGATGACTTCCAAAGAATCATGGACAATTAAGCTGTTTTGTTTGCGTAGTGTTTGCTTAGTTCCCCAATTAAACACCCCGATCAACCCTCTGGTGGTGTCTTAAATCTCTTTAAATACACTTTAAACGGGATTAAATGGCATGATGTCCATTTTCTCTTAATCAATTGGTTGTAGGTTCAAATCCTACCAGGGTCATGACAAACCAAGCGGCCGGATTGGTTGACTCACTTCTGTATTTGGTTTGTAAGATGCGTCGATTAGGTCGGGGTAGTTTCTTGC